AATAGCTTGTACTTCGTATGACAACTGTGCTGTACCTTGTGTTATTACTTTGTATAAACCCATGTTACACCTCCCACTCTGCAATACGTGTGATGGCTTCCTTCCTTTTAACACCTAATGAAGATACTTCTTCCTTTAAAGATACCATCATACGACTCAGTGTACTTAGGTTGTGCTGTTGTTCCCTTTCTTCTACAATGACATCACTAACACGTTTTAGAAGGGGTGTTAAGTGGTCAGGGTTGTTAAAGCGTGGCATTGCTCTATCACCATCTTTGCCATGCAAGCCTGCGATATAGTCAAGCATTGAATCCCGTCTGCGTCTAGCTCTGTTGACACTACTTGTGCCTAGTGTTTTTCGGAACATATATACCCCTTGTGCAGTAGGATTGATTCCTAGATGCTCACCCACACGTTTGCTTACCATCTTTTGCATCTTAAAGATACCACCCTTAGTAGTACGTGGCATAATGTAGATGTTAGCTCTCATAGAACTATGATTTTCTGCTACTGCTTTGTTAGATTTTTTCATTTTAGTTTTTCCTTGTTTAGTTAGTTTAGTTTGTAACACTTTACCGTAAAAGTAAAGATAATTAAAATAAATACTTAATAATTCCAGTTCTCAGGGTTGTCTGACCCGAATACCATACTCTTAATGTGTATGTTATAATTTTCCTCTAAAAGATAAGAGGCACTATTTTGACCGTATGTTTCCTCTATTATTAAGAGGGTGTTGTCACTCATTAGAACGTCATCAATTGTATAACCTGCGTCCCTTTCTACTTGTGCTAGTTCTTTGAAGAATTTGTAAGTTTTCATTTTAATTACTCCTTTTTGTTTTAGTTAGTTAACTATATCACGTTTTATTGATTAGTCAAGTTTTTATTTAATTTATTTTAAAGTTCCCAATATTTTAGGCTGTCTAAAGTTTTCTGATAGTCATCCTGTTCATCTTTAGAGATAAACAAGCCTTTTGTTACGCGTTTAGTATAACAATCTAGGCACTCACTACTTCCTAACTGACCACCTTCTGATATTAACGGGTAAGGCAAGTTACAAAGTTTACAAGTAAAAGTAGTTTTGCTCATAGTGTACATTCCTGCAAAATAAGAGTTTTTAAACCATCATACCCTATTTTCTTTCTATACTTACCGAAGGCAATTCTTGCACCTTGCTCTGTTGAATAGTATAATATTTTATTCCTTTTTTTAATTTCACCAGTACCCATACCAGTAAAGGATATATATTTAAAAGTTATAGTCCATTTGTTGATAATCATTTTACCTTACTCCCTTTTAAAGGTTAATAAATCAAACTGTTTTTGTATTCTTTTCTAGCTTGTTTTGCTTGCCTTAATTCTTTTTTCTTTTCTTTACTTGCTTGTTGTTTTGTGTACTTTAAATAGTTCATATTGACCACCATATTTTTAGCATTAGTGAAAAAAAGGTTAATGTTAGGATACTAATTAATAGTATCATTATAAGCCCTTAGCATAGTTTATAAGGTCTAAGTATTGCGCTTCTTTAAAGAAGAAAGAGGGCGTGGTGCTATGTTCTAACAATTTACGCTCTGCAATACTTGACCTTTTACGTGATAATTTACCTATGATCTTTTTTGGGTCATTTCTTCTCAAGTCGCTAGCATCAAAATCATGAACTATTAAATTATCAGTCAATGGTTTTGCTTGCCATTCTCCTTTAGTATCTTTACTATTAACGGGAACGGCTAGCCTATGCCCTTGTTTTAATGCTTCTTTAGCACGTGCTATTGTTGATGGTCTAAAGGCTGACGCGCTAAAGGTAACATCATAAGTTTTATTTTCTTCTTTTAGTATCTTAAAATCCTTCGTGTAGTCGTAAAACTTTAACAAGGGCATGGCTTCGCGTATAATTAACCATGAAACGTCACTAGTCCCATTTAAACGAACGCTCAAGCTATCGCCATGCTTTTTATATAATCGTGTTAATTCTTTTACTACTAATTTATAAAAAAGCTCAGGGTATAATAAATACCAAATTGTGCGCTTTACTTGCGCCCATTGACTCGAATCAAATCCTAATAAACCACTAGCATAAAGACAATCCTTTAAGCACCCACTAGATTTCGCCCCATTGCATAGGGTTGTAACTGCTACCAAATTAGCCGGGCTTAAATATAAAATAGCTTGTACTTCATTAAACTTTTGAGCTTTTTTGGTCTTAATTGTTTGAGTGCTAACAATATTAAATGGCTTATTTAAAAAGTCTATACCATATTTACCACCCTTTATAGTTTCTTCTTTTATTTGCTCTTTAACCGATTGTTGGATTAATTCACTTTTCATTAATAATTCTAGCGTTATTGTTTTGTTTAATTTGCTCATTTTTTATACCCTTTTTTTAAGTTAAGTTTAAAACAGTTTTTTTAAATTGTCAAATCTTTTTATAAGTTAGATAAAACGCTAATAGTTGAATATAAATAATAAAGTGATGACGCTAGCCCCAAAAAACCTATTATTACTAAGCTTATTAATATTTTCATGATTTACCCTTTTTTAATTAGTTAGTTTAAAAATTTGACTTACTTAATTGTATATTGATTAATTAAGCAAGTCAAGTATTTATTTACTTAGTAGTTGAAATTCATAATTTGCTTCTTGTTCTAACTCATACAAATGCTGGGAATCATATTCGCTTAGTGATTCTTTTTGTTTTTGTGTCATCCCAAAATCACATAATGCACCAACTAGATCATATAAATTGCCTTGTGTATCCCTTTTTAATTCTTTAAAAATTGACTGTTTCATGTTTATACCTTTTAGTTAGTTGAAAAATTTACTTGACTTTATAATAATGGTAGCAAGGTGAACCCATACCATACAACAATCCGATCATGGTATTGGCTTCATTTTTACTTATAAGACCGACTTCATGCATTTCAATAACGTTCTCATATGTATGGGTGGGTGCGTCTTTGTTTTCGTATGTTTTCATAAGTGAGCCTTTTTTGTTGTTTTGTTAAGTTGTTTAACGTGGGTCTAGTATCTCATAGTTTTTAAGCTTTGTGTCATTAATTTTCATTTATTTTTAAATTAATTATTACTCCTTATTATATAGGAAGAATAGTTGTTGTTTTTTAGCAACACTTGTTGTTTGTACGCAACAGATGGCAAAAATTTGTTTTTTCAATATTTTAATAACTTTAGCATGTCAATCTTTAATTACATAAATACACGCCTAAATTCATACAATAATTAAATAAATTAATACTTGACTTATGTATTGCAGTGTGATAGTGCTGTAAATCCTAGCCCCTACCATAGTTTCACCACATTGTCAAGAAGTTTTTAAAACTCATTTAAAGAGGGCATGGGGGGAAATTGGCTCGCCTATCTATATAATACCCCCAGACATTTTTCTACCATTTTTAGACCACTTCTACTACTCGTAACACATGTGGGGAATAATCCCACTCTCTACCTGCTTATTCTATAAAGTCCTTGTCGGGTAAGCTCTAACCTAAGCCAGTACTTTAAATAAATCTTCTTTAAACAATAAGCAAGTAGTAGGAGTAGGAATAAGGGATAACATACCCCTGACATAAGTACGGAGACTGTGGGGGATACTTAATCAGGAATATGTTATCTCTTATTTCTACACCTCGTAAAACAATAAGTAAGAAGAATACTTAAAACAATAAGTAAGAAGTAAGGAGTAGTAATGTTCTTACTACTACTCTTACTTAAGTTTAAGTATAACTATTACTTCATCTTAGACTTTCTTCTATCTTTAATTTGAAGGGGGGTACACGTGTATTAAATGTTTGTAGCACTAAGCTACTACTTACTTGTCTTTACTTACTGTAAACAATACTCATGCCCCCCCTTCATTTATTACACTTACACACTTCTAGCATACATTGCTTTCATAAAGACACGAAGGATAAAGTTAAAGTAATACATGGGTATCTGAGTAAGATAAGACTTTTAGTACATTCTTTACCCCTTTACTAGATTGTACAAGCAAGGGGTAATACATGTGTACCCCCTAAAGTACTTCATCTTGAGCTTTCTTTCCAGAGCTTCAATCGTCAGGGGGGTTTAAACTAAAGTAGACAATATAATAACAACTAGGATATTAATCTTCTACAATATAGTGTCCTTTAATCCCTTCCCTGTGGATAACATGTGTATAACTTCCTACTTCCTCTTACACATCAAACACTTACACTACTTTACGCAAGGGTAGTAAAGGAGTTTAAGAAGTTAGGCTTACCCGCTCTTCCTCCAATCCCTATACCATTCATAAAGTCCTCTAAGTCCTTGTCTAACATCTCTTCTCTGTATCTTTCTAAAGCATCTTCATTACTCACACCTACATTCTCTACTATAAACCCTAACGCAAGGGCTAGAGCATCTAACCTATCATCATGATATAAGCTACCTCTATCCTTAGTTACATGTGTTAATTGATGTATTAAAGAATAAGGAAGTAGTTTATGGTCTTGAACCCCTTGTTTAACGTCTCTTTTAACTAAACTAGCGTCTATTACTAGCTTGTGTTGGTTAAGTAAAGGCTCTATAATGTCTATAATCCTCAATTCCTTCTGCTTACTTGCTCTTACTTCTTCTACTGAACAGGGATGTATACTCTTAAGTATAGGTTTAAGCAACTCACTAAACATACCATCACCAAAGTTACTCTCCACAACCATCACTTGACACTTGTGCTTCTTGCTTATCTGAGCGAGATGTACTAAATTTTCAGGTGTATACCCTCCATGGAAGCCCCCTACCTCACTAATGTAAATAAGCCCATGTAACTGCTTAATAACAGCATAGCCTGTCTCATCCTTACCTCTACCACTAGGGTCAATAGACATAACACTATACTCATACGGAACATACTCTGAGTCTATATGTGATGCTCTGTAGAAGCAGTCACCAGTAAACCCTACATTAGGTATGTCTTCAACGATTAAGTCTCTCCTAGAGCCATACGTTAGCCCTACAGGGGCTTTATGAAGGTCTAAATCATGTACTATAAAGTCACTACACTTTAATGGGAACTTATCAGCATCACTAAGAGTAGTATCTAGTTGGTATTGTAGTCTAAACCAACTCCTACCAATACTTGCTTCACGCTCTACAAGGTCTAGGTCTGTAAACCTTACATCCGTACAATCACCTACTTGTACTTTACCTTCTTCTAGTGGTTGACTGATATGAGGAGCAAGAGTACCTTGGTACAACTCTATGTCTTCTGGATACCTAGCAGGATATACAATAGTCCTGAAGCCCTTGTCTCTCATCTTATTGTAAATACTCTCTCCACTCTGAGGAGTACCTAACATAATGATCTGTGCATCACTATTAGTCTGTAAGATAGCATCATACTCAGCCACAGTAGCAAGTAGTTTAGCTCTCATAAGCTCTGTAGCACTGTTCTGTAAGCCTTCCACATCGTCTGAGATCAATATACTAGCTCTATTACCCTGTAACTGACTAGTAATACCTAATGACTTCACACTAGGTTGTACAGTAACTTCACACCCTGTGACATCGAAGCTCTTTACACTATTCCTCATGTCCTGTGAAGGTTCTAAGTGATCTAATAGAGGTAAGTCAAAGATAAGTCTACGAATAAATTGAGCAATAGCTTCTGAATGACTACCACTCTGACTTACAATTACTACTTTTTCATTTGGATTCCTTAATAACCTCCATGTAACATACGCACCAGTAATATAAGTCTTGCCTATACCCCTGAATGCTTCTAATAATAGACGTTTATCCCCTGTCATAAGGGTCTTAGCCATGTCTAACTGCAAAGGAGTAGGAGGAGGTAAGTTAATACCCCTCCATACATACTTTAAATACTCCCTGAAGTCATTAATTAAGTACTTTAGTTCCTTATTATCTCCACTACTCACATTTAAATCCCCTACACGTTAAACATATCCATGACATTGCTGTCTTTTAGTTCATCTACTAAACTCATCATAGGCTTACTCTCTACTATGTCAACGGTTATATCATTCTGTTTAAGGAATGTATTAATAGCCGCTAACTCAGTAGGCTTTAAAGGCTCACCACTCTTAAGTAACCCTAAGTAGTAGTGAGTCTGTAAGTCATGTAATGTGTTTAGTGAGTCTATATTTGCTTTACTCACTTATTACTCCTTTATTGCCATTTAGCATCTTTATTAAGTTCTTGCATATATTTACCCACCACTGGTAAGGTATACATAGGCAGAAAAGAGTTCAGCATAATAGAACGTCCATACTCTGTTCTCCACGCATTACTCTGCATATCAAAAGGGTTCATACTACTGTTTTTCAAGCTCTTGAATAAGTCTTGCATCCTACTTGCTGTCGGCCCCATGAATATACTAGCAAAATGATCTTGTTGCCAATCACTTCCTAAGCGTCCTCCTGTCAACCCTGCTGATAGGTAGTTCATAGCAGTAGCCAATGGGCTTGATATAGCCCCTTTGTTAATAGCGTTAAGCCCTAACTGAAAGAGACCTTGGTTGTCAAAGCCATACTTACGTTCTTCAGCATTAAGAAGCCCCATTTTGATCTCCATCTCTTCTTTAGCGAGACCTAAGAAACTAGCAAAAGCAACACTTGTACTAACCCCTGCCGCTAATCTAGCATCCACCTCACTTGCTCCTCGTATAAGGAGAGACTCGTAAGCCTGCATAGGGTAACTTAAGAACTGAGTGAATAAAGGTAGTAAAGGATTATTACCATTACTAAACATCTCAGGTAAGTGCATCTTGTCACCTTTAAGTATGTCTAATTGACTAACATTACTTAGAGCACGATGCACCATATTCTCTAGTTCAGGATCATTGAGCTTAGTTAAATCCATAGACTCAATACCACCTTTAGAGTCTAGTTTAAATACCTCTTTAGCCTTACTTTGGAGAACATGAATCTGATCTACATCCACCTGTAGCCTAGTGTAAGCACTTCTATTCTGTTTACTCAAAGCAGTCACTAACTTGGTGTTGAAGAATAAGTCTTCAAGCACAGTACTACCTAAAGCCATACGGTAAGCACTAGTAACAGTAGACAAGCCTGTCCATTTAGCTACTCCTTCTGCCGCCTTCTGGCTTGTACGAATTACTTTAGCGGCAACACCTGCCCCTGAGAATACATCTATGCCATCAATTGCACGTGAAGCCGCAGACCCATTAAATACATCAAAAGCCCCTGTCATAAGTTGAATCTGACGCATTAAACTAGTACTAGGAGGCATGCCTGAGATCAATTGTCTAAACTCTCCAAAGGACATCCCTACATGTTTAAGAGCATTACCCATACTTCCTCTAGCAACTACTACTCCTAACTCACTCTGAAGAGCAGTACTAGACATACCTCCTCCAAGTGTAGCCATGTTCATATTCATATTGAATACTTTGAAATGTTGCCAAAAGCTATTAGGGTCATCAGGAGTAAGCTGTTTATTTAGCCTTAGTTTCATAGACTTCTCAAGGAGTTTTATCTCCTCGTTAGCCTTCCTTACAGCCTTATTTTTACCCCACCCCATCCCTTTATACTCTTCAATGACTAAAGCCTTCTGCTCCTTCAAGAAGGTATCCATATTATCAATACCAATACCATACACCTGTCCTAGTGCTATTCTCCCCGATTGATCTCTAGCCATTGTAGCTACAACGTCTCTCATGTCGGTTATTAAGAGAGGAGCAATGGCGGCAGTATTAATATTACGACTTCGCTTACCACCTAAGTCACCTGCTCCCTCACTCTTACTAAGAGTATCATATATACTCTGCGCTTCCTCTCGGATACTTGTACCACTATCGCCTGCTACCCTAGCTGTTTTTATTTTAGTAGCTATTGCTGTAGCGTGTCCACTTACTTCTTTCCATGTAGCACTGCTTTTTAATACATCAGCTAACTCATCTTTTAAACGTGCCTTAGTAGCTAATGTGACAGCACCTTTACTCACCTTCGTGAATAGGGAGAGAACATCCTCCCCTGCTTCTAGCTTCTTAAGTAATGTGCTAACAATAGAAGCAACCTGCTCTCCTGCCTCCCCTACGCTCTTGAGAGTTAGTCTAGTTAAGAATCCTTCAGGATCATCAACAAGGGATTTCATCTCACTGACACTTAGTCCTAGTTGGTCTACTAAAGCATCAACCTCTTTATTATGAGCAAGAGCACTAGCTTCTTCTTCAGCTCTTATCTTTTTATTAAGCTGTGTCTTTATTTCTCTTCTGATCTTAGCCTTACGAGCTACTATCTCTTTCTGCTCTTTAAGAACAGGCTCTAGTACCTTGTCTATTTCCCCCTGCCTTCCTTCTTCTGCCTTCTGTAGTTTCTTCTTAGCTTTGGTAATAGTAGAAGCAGGAGCACCGTCAGCAACAAGTTTATCTACCGCTTGTCTAAGAGTTGTAATCCCTGATGCAATATCGTCTAACCCCTCAAGACCCTTACGAGAATGATGAGTACGGAGTCCTTCAGTTAGGATGTCTATAACATCTTGGGCAGGCATATCTCTAATTGCTTCAAGGTTGAACATTCTGTTAATGTCAAACATCTCTTTAACATTCATACCTGCGGCTTCTAACTCAATCCCCATAGTATCTACCATCTTACCTATGATCTCATTACTATCTTTCCAAGTAGGATCAACATATTTACTATTAGGTGTGCCGTCAACATTACGACTCTTAGCAAACTCTACATAAGCGTTACTCCAAAAGTCATCTTCGCTCATGTCTGCTAATCTTTCTGACTTCTTCCATGTCTCTTTAAGGAGTCCTACAGATTCAAATAACCTATTCTTTACTTTGTCAGCTACAAAGGACATAGTATCGTTCTTAAGTAACTGCTTAGTTCCTTGAGTTCCTCCTATATCCATTGCTCCTCCTAACGCTCTTACAATCTTAGAGGTGCTCTTCATCATACGTCCGTGTAAGCTCCACGCAAACCTAGAACCCATACTAGGGACATCTTCTGCTCGTACCTGTCCTAAGATACCTACAGTTCCATTATTGTATTCAACTACTACACTGTCTCCTTTTTTTACATCTTCTTTCTTTATTACTTTTACTTTTACACCTGATGTTTCATTTACAATTACTTCTGTCCCTACAGTAGGAGAGCTTCCTTCCAACTTAGTGCTAGGCGTACTATCAGGTATCTCAGGGGTAGCATCTATATGTTTTGCCTTTGCTCCTAGTCCTGCTAGACCATAACCTAGTCCACCAAGCAGTGCCGCAAACATTGCAACATTAGTCTTAGCTTCCTCGTCTAAGGTAGAAGTCTGTTCTTGTATATAATCTTCTTGTAAGTAAGCAGTAGCACCTGTAGCAACCGCTCCTGTTGCAACCCTAGCAACAAGCGACCAACCAGTAGTCATGAAACCTAGAGCTAGTTCAGGAGCATTAACAGGGTCTAGTAGTTGTACAGGTACTTGCATAAGCAGAGAACTAGCCCAATTAGCCGCATCAATAGCCGCATTAGCATCACGCATGTGCTTACTACGTTCTACAGCCTGCAAGTAAGTAGAATGGTTTCTGATTCTCCCTGATGCTATTTCACTGTCTAACACAAAGTAGTTCATACCATCTTTGTCGTAATCTTCTTGACTTATGTCCCAATCGGGGTCGTAACCTCCTCCTCCGTCATAAGCCCCTTCAAGGAACATCTCTTGTCCTCCCCATCCTACACCACTATGAGAGGTTGTCATAGTAGCTTCCCATAAACTCATATCTCTATTCGCAACACCTGCATCATGTATATGTTGTCTATTAGCGGCTGTAAGAGAGTGTAGTTTTATTATATCAGGAGTGTCTGCCCCACTTGGAATGAAGTCACCTGTTATATCAGCAAAGTTATCAGCTATAGGAAGAGTAGGGATACTTGGTGTACTTATGCTAGACATCTTCTCCTCCTTCTTCTATTTGTTGTGTCTGTTGAATCGCTGTTACAAAGTCTTCAACTCGGTCGGGAGACTGTTTGAGCCAAAGACTTTCTCCTCCTGAACTACCATGTGTTACTTCATATATAGCGTCTGCAAAGTCGTGGGTTTCTAACGCTTTCCATGCTAACTTAAACTTCGACTTCCATCCTGCTCCCATTTGGAAATTAACACTTATAAGTGCTTCCTCTAAACTAGGAAGGTCTAGTGATTTTGCTTGCTTTAGCGCATCCTTTCGCGACCTAAGAGTATCCTTAGCAAACCATTCATTGACTTGCTTGACAGGCACAGGAGTTCCTTCTTTGTACTTCTTAATTTCATCCCCTGTTAGCTTGTGTCCTATCCCTGCTGTTAAATATCCTTTAGGTGCTTTATCTGTTCTAACACTGTCCCTATACACAAGATACTTTTTAGTTGCTTCGTCCAATCCTCCTTCTCTGAGTTTAATATGCTCTACTAACTCAGGGGACATTTCCTTCAGTTCCCACTTATGCTTCTCTTTAGGTTCAGGGGCTTCTTGACGAGGTTCAAGGGCTTCCTTATCATAATCTTGCTCCTGCTTATCTACCTCCAAGAACTCAGATGACCATGACGGCATACTACTTTTAGCGTTTTCTACCGCTACTTTTGGAGACACACGTTGGTCGGCTAAGGCTTCAACCTGACTAGCTCCTCCGTCTTCCATACTAATTTCTTCCATTTATTTCCCCCTCCTCTTTGCTTGTAACATCGTTGTCCCCTTATGCGCTATTTCCATTAACTCTTTATCTGTTAGGGTAAAAGAATATCGTTGAGTTTTTGAAAAGAAACCCTCTCCATCTGTGTAACCTAAATAAACAGTATGTAATCCTTTGCCCTCCTCCATCTTATTAGGTACTATCTCAACCTCAAGTTCTTTACTAGTCCATTCATGCCTTGCTTTGAAATTCTTATAGAAAGTACTCTCCTTATCTAGCTCTCCTGCTCCTACTCTCTTGGTAAAAGAGTGCATTGCTATTAGTGCGTTTCTGACTTTGGGGGTATTGTTTATATGCCAACTAAGCCCCTTATTCAAAGACCCCTGATGAGAGGAATCGTAAGCACGTACTTGTGATGCTCCAAAGTGGAGAGACCTGATTAAAGGAGGGGTCTTACTATATGCCTGACTACTAAGCCCCTGTACAAAACCTACAGTAGGAGGAGGAGCTTTAGGGAAAATAGCACCTATAATATCAGTACTTGGTCTATCACCTGCTCCCCACAAAGGTGTAAATAACCATGACTCACTACCTTGGGCTTTGATAGTAATCCCTATTATCTTGCTTAACTCAGTCTTTTCAGCTAGTGTCAAGTGATCTGCGTTACTATTATGTAGTAGCTTTTCTGTAATATAAGCAGGATTAATACCTGCCTCCTCAAGCTCCTTAGCAGTCACAGTAGTGGTAGACAGTCTTACAAACTCTGCTAACTGAGCATCATCTACTCCTGTTTTCATGAGTATAAGACCTGCTTTTACTTGTGTAGACAGCTTCGATCTGATACCTTGATTGAGCAGAGGATGGTCTGAGAAAGCACCTGCTTGGTTGCTTATTACACTAAGTGCTTGTCTGACCTCAGCAGGGTCTCCCTCCTTAAGCGTCTTAGCTAATGTGTTATTAAGTACAGCAATGTATGGTGCTAGTGCTGTTGAAACGATAGTTTGATCAAGTGCCATGAGCCGCTCCACTTCTCCTAATGCGGCAGGATTAGTGTGTCCATTTATTACTGAGTCTGTAAGCCTACTTACCTTATTCGTTATCCTAGCTGTAGCCTCTGGTTGAGCATCTACAGGCATTTCTCCTACTGTTACATGCTGTCCCCTCTCTTCTAGCGCATTATTAAACGCATGACTAGCTACTGTCGCTCCCATACTCCTAATAGCACCTTTAAGTGCGATAGCGGCAGGGGTGTTAAGATTAATCAGAATACTGCCATCCGAGCCTCTTGCTCCTTTTGCTTCTTTGACCCTTCTCTCTGCTTCTATTATAGGATCAACCAACCCACTAGCCTTAACCTTTTCAGCAACTCTGCTATCAATATACTGTTGCATCGTCATAGCCTTTTTAGTGACTACGCCCTTCTCCTTAACCGTGTAAGTCTTATCCTTAAGAAAGTCAAGCTCAGTTTTCGCTGAGTTCTTTAGTTCTGTTGCTATATCTCTTCCAACTTGCTTCTTTATTGATGCTGATGTGAAGTGGAAGGAAGTGACTGCAACCTTAAAACTAGAAGCGGATGTCGTTAGTTCTGTAGAGAGCATTGTGCTTATATCTTGGTTAGCTTGCTTAACGCCTTCTATCATACTGAGCTTCTTAGTATAAGTACTAATATCCAGTTTACCTAACTCGTATTGTTGCTTTAATAAAGAGCGTTCAGCATTGTCTAACTCAGCTTCATGATTAATAGCGGCTAAGTTACTCATCTGACCAACGCCCTTATTAACATCTCCTATATAAGCATTAGCATAGAAGTCTGAGTTCTCACCTTGGTTAGATATATCTTGTTCTAACGCATTAACTAAGTACTTGTCACGTTGATCAAAGGGAATCTCTGACTCTTCCATCTCCCTATTAAGGTCAAACAAACGTGTTCTAGCATCCTGTGCGCCTCTTACTTCGTCTCTAAGAGCACCTTGCCGATACTTGTCTGTCTGCTTGTAGGCTTCTGTGCCTGCCTTAACAGCATCCACAAAGGCTTCACCGTAGTTAATCTGACTAGTATCAGACCGTACTCCTGCACTAGCTACATTAACAAACCCAAGGGCTACGAACTGGTTATCTTGATCCCA